ATGTAATGAATTTATTATGGAAAAAAAAAGAATGTCATTGGATAAATAGTTGGAATCCTGGATTTTCTAAAAAAATGTATTATGGTTATCTTGAAAAATTTATAGAATCATTAACTCCTGAACAGAGAGCTACAATAGGTTTTCCACTTCCTGGTGATAAATATTGGGATTCTAAAAAAATAAAATTATTAAAATTTAGATATCCTAATATAAATATTAAACCTTATTTATCAAAATTATAAATATTCATATTTATTTTGTATATGTATATTTATATTTTCATTATAGATTTGTATATTTAGATTATTTCCATTATCATTATTTTCAGATGATTTATCACCAGGAAGTGGAAAACCTATTTTAGCTCTTTGTTCAGGATTTAATGATTCTATAAATTGCTCTTTTAATAATTTTAGTTTTCTTCTTCTCCTTCTTCTTTTTCCTATGTTTCTTTTTTTTTTTCTTCTTTTCGCATAATATGTTGATCGACTCATAAAATTTAATAGAGTATAATAATTAATATTAATTTCAACTTTTATTTTATAATAAAATTGAAATTTTATTTAAATAATATATTATATTATATATTTAATGGGTAAAAATAAGAAAAATAAAAGAAAGACCAATGGGCCTAAAATGACTCGTGAACAAATTTTAGCTATGTATAGCACTAAATCAACTAAATCTACAGATGATAAAGCAATTGAAATTAATGATCAAAAAGTAAATAATAATTTAAAAACAGATGAAATAGATATAAATATTAAATCTGAAAATAAAACTAATTTTAAAGCACCTACTCTTACTGTAATGGGACATGTTGATGCAGGTAAAACCAGTTTAATCGATTGTTTAAAAAATACTAAAATAGCAGAAAATGAATCTGGAGGAATAACACAATCAATTGGTTCAACTTATATAGATACTAAATATATTGATGAATCGACAAAAAATATTAAAGGTAAATTCAAATTAAAAACAGAAATTCCTGGTGTTTTAGTTATTGATACACCTGGTCATAAATCATTTAGTAATTTAAGACAAAGAGGTTGTAAAATATGTGATTTAGCAATACTTGTTATTGATATTTTAGATGGAGTTAAACCTCAAACTATTGAATCAATTAAATTATTAACTAAAAATAAAATACCATTTATAATTGCAGCTACTAAATTAGATAAAATATATGGTTGGGAACCTACTCAACATCAAGCCTTAAGAAAAGCAATTAAAAATCAAAAAGATAAAAATATTATGAATTATTTAACAAGTCATTTAGAAGATATTAAATATGAATTAAGGAAAAATGAAGTCGAATCTGAATTATATTTTAATAATAAAAATCCACAAAAAACTTATAGTATAGTTCCAATATCAAGTAAAACTAAAGAAGGATTAGCAGATTTACTTACATTGATAATTTATATATCACAAACATGGATGAATAAAAAGATAACTTTTAAAAATAAATTTAAAGCTACTATTTTAGAATCTAAAAAAGATAAAAAAGATGGATGGATAATTAATATTATTCTAACTAATGGAGAGATTAAAATAGGAGATAAATTTGCTGTTTCTACAAAAGAAGGTCCTAAAATTATTACAATTAGAAATTTGTTTTTACCAGATGAAAATAAATTTTCACAAGTAGAATCTGTAAAAGCATCAGCAGGAGTAAGAATAATTGCATCTAATTTAAGCAATTGTTATGCTGGAACACATTTACATTTAATTAAAAATATATCAGAAGAAGATGCATTAAATTTAGCTTCTAATGAAATGAAAAGTTATTGGGATGCAATGGAATTTAAAGATAAAGGAATTGTTATTCAAGCGGAAACATTAGGTGAATTAGAAGCATTATCAAGTTTAGCAAAAGATCATAATATTAATGTAAAAAATGGTATAATTAATCAATTATCAGAAAAAGATATTTCTAAAACTGAAGCAATTATGGATATGGAAGAAGATGAAGAATGGAGAATATTATTATATTTTGGAAAAGTTAGTGAAAAAAATAAAATAAAATTAACTAAATTTGCATCAGAAAAAAAAATAAAACTAATTATTTCAGATATTATATATCAATTAGTAGAAAACTATCAAAAGTATTTTGATGAAGTAATAGATAACAAAACTAATATAATGATAGAAAATGGAGATGCAGTAATGCCATGTAAACTTAGAATATTAGAAAAATATATTTTTAATAGAGGAGGTAAAAATGATTTAGTTTTTGGAGTAAAAGTTACACATGGTAAATTGTATAAAAATACACCTATTATTGTTGAATCAAATAAAAAAATTATAGGTAAAGTCATATCAATACAATCAGAAAAAAAAGAATTAGAAGAAGCAGAAACACATAAAGAAGTTTGTATTAAAATTACCAAAATATCAAAAGATGATCAAGATATATCATATGGAAGACACTTTGATGCAAAAGATACATTATTATCAAATATAACAAGTAGTAATTTAAAAGTAATGGGTAAATACTTTAAAACAAAATTGTCAAAAAAACAATGGGAATTAGTAAAAGAAATAAAAGATAAATTAATAATTAAATAAATATTATATAATTTTTTTTAATTTAAATATAAAATATTTATCATCATAATGAAGAAATGTAAACTCTGCAATGAAGAATTTGCAGATCCAAATATTAATAATACAATTTCTAGAAATATTATTATAAAACTAGAAGATGGTACATTTATATGTAATGGTTGTAATGATGCTATGTCATTTATGGAAGATTTAAATAAACCAGATATAAAAAAAGAAGAGAAATCAAAAAAAATAATACAAAAAATTAAATCTGATTACTTATGTATGAATAAAGATTGTAATCACAGATATTTAGGATCAGTTTGTCCTAATTGTAAAAAACCTAATCCATTATTTATGAGAAGAACAAAAAAAAAGAAGAAGAATAAAAAAAGAAAAAAAGAAAAAAATTGATAAATTATTAATATATATAGAAGAATTAATAATATGTCTTGTTTACAAAAAAAATATCTTTACAATATAAAATCTAATGAGCCATGGAATTTTATTGAAGTCGAAATTCCTAATTATGATTTTCAGTTTGATGAAAATTCAATAGAATATAAAATATTTGTAATTATAATTGAGAAAATAGAGAAAATAAATATAAATAATATAGGAATTATATTAGAAAAAATAAATCAAGAAAATTATGTTAAGATAGAAGATAATGAATTGTTTATAGAAAGAATTCTATATTTATTAAAATCTTTACATACACGTTTATTATTAGCGAAAAATTATATTACAAAAATAAATGTTTTTCCTTATAATAGTAATTATTACATGTATAAATTAGATATACAATTAATTAAAAATGCTATAGATACATTTGAAATTTATCAAACAGTAATTAATTTATTTCCCTTAAATTTAGTTTAATTTAATATATAATAATATCATATATTATATTAATATATGGAAAAAGAAATAATAGAAGAAATAAATTTAGTAGAAAATATAATTAAAGATGTTACTATAATAGATGATTTAGAAATTTTAGGGGATATTGAAATTATTGAAAATATAAATAATATAGAAAACAAAGAAACTATTGTAAAAGTAGATTGGAATAAAATAAATAATGATATAAAAAATTTAAAATATCCATTATCATTTTTATTCAATATATTTAGTAATAGTGAAAAAATCAATGATAAAAATTTAAGTTTAATAATAAGATTTTATTTAAAATATCATAACAATATTGCTATTGAAAATTATATTGTCGATTTATTAATATTAGTTGATGAAAAAAAAATATTAACAAAAAAAATAGTAAATGATTTTTACAAATTAATAAGTAAAAAAATAAAAATAGCAAAATCACTAGAAAAATGGAAAAATGCATATAATAAAAATAATTTTTGGAATAAAAATATTTTAGAACAGATTAATTTATTAGAAAATATAAAAATGATTTTTTATAGTAATTATGATATTTGTAAAAGTAATACTTTTTTTCATAATAAGATTTATAATATTTTATTATTTAATAAAAAAGATACATTTAATTTAAATCAATTGATAAATAGATTAAGAAATATATATTTAATGTTTGGAAAAAAATTTTTTGATGAATATAAAATAATATCATTGAAAAAAAATAAATTTATAGAATTTGAATTAAAAAATAAAATCAAATATTGTAATTATATTTTTCAAAAAATAAATAAAATATTAATTGATACTATTAATTTGCTACAAATCTATAATTATAATAATAATCAATTAAATAATTTAATCAATCCTACTCCTATATCTTTTAAAAATAATTATTTAGATTCAGATGTTGATTTAGATGATATACTATTTATGATAAAAAATTAACCTCGCTTCAGAATTATTAAATATTAAAACATTATAATTTGTCATCATCACTTTGAATTCTATATTAGCATTATTAGGATTTAATGAATTTTTATTATAAACACTATCAAAATAATCTACTAAAAAATCATCATTTAAAGTAATTCTAAATACCTTATTCTTTATTTTTGATAAATTAAAAGATCCTGAAGGTTGATAAATACTTGGATATAATGATAAATTTACAAAATTAACACCATCTAAGATTTTATTTTTTAAAAAAGTATATGGTTTTAAAATTTCATAAAAATTATTAATTTTATTTTGTTTTAACAAATTATAATTATTAAATATAATCTCAATATTATCTATTATTTTAGAATTATAATAATTACTATTATTAAATACATTATTATATTTTTTACTATAATTAAATAAACCATTTTTAATATTTTTTGGTCTACAAAACCAAAACATATTTTTTATCAATATATCTTTATCTAATTCATGAGTAAAAAATTCTGTATCATTAATTTCAAATTCATCTTTATTAAATAATTCAACTAAATATTCTAATTTAGAATCACAAAATTTTTTCTTTTCTATATCTGTTAAAAAAATAAATTCACCAAATAATTTAACTTTTGGAGGTTCAATATTATCATATAAATATTCATAATTTATAAAATATTGATAACCTGCAAGTTCAATTTTTACTTTTTCTGATAGAAGTTTATCGTTATTAATATTATTCATCATATATATATATTCATTTTTTGAAATTGTAAATTCTAAATCATTATATGTACCATACAATTCCAAAATAGATGTTACATCAGTATCAATAAATTTTAATTTTAGAAATTTTTTATTTATAGTATTACATTTATATCTATAGATATATTCAGGATAAACAATTTCTACACTATCATAATGCAAATCTTCAAATAATTTAACAGAACCATTTGAATTTTTTTCATGACTCTCAAAAGGTACATCTAAAATTAATAAAGATTCATATTCTTTTTCCCAATCTTTAAAAAATAATAAATTTTTTATATCATTAAATTTTAAATTTAGTTTAGGCATTGAATCTTTAGATGCAATTAGAGGCAAAGCACTGAATGAATCCCTACAAAACCAAAAAATTAAAGGAATATATATTTTCTTTTCATTTCTATCATCATTACTAAAATTATATAATGAAACTTGATGACCAATCATTTCTTCATAATTTTCTATACCATTTTTATCAACATTATATGATTGAAATAAATTCAATTGGTCTGAATCATAACTATCTACTTTATAACCATTAAATTCAATTTCATAATTACTAAAATAATAATGACCTAATTTTTCTGACCAAGAATATTTTATTTTAACATTTTCCTCCTTATTATATTTATCTTTATGATAATTTAAATTAGAATAATAATAATTTAAATATTTGTTAATTGTTTTATATTTTTTTTCTAATGATGCTTTTATATCTGTTATATTTTCAGATGTTAATGAGTTTATATAGGTAACTATATCAATTTTTGATAATACATTTGTATCAATTAATAGTTTATAAATATCTCTATTAGTCTTATAATTACTATCTTCAGTTGCTGAAAAACTTGAAAATAAATCAGATATACTTGAATCATCTACCTCTTTCCAAGTACTGGAATCTGCTGATTTTAATAAATCTACTGATAATCCAGTAGTACTATCTATTAATTTTGTAAAATAATTAGCTTCCTTAACTGTTTCAGATATAACACTCGATTCTAATTCATTTATTTTAGCTTTTAAAATTGTTATTGTAATATTACTTGATTTTAAAATTTTCATTAATTCATTGTAATAATATATTTCAATTGAACTAAAATTTTTCATATTAACATATTTACTATTCCATGAATCTATCCTTGATTGAATATTTGATAATTTATTTGTTTTTGAAGTAGTATAAGTAGAATTATTAATCACAGAATCAGTAAAATTTAATACTGGTATATTTACTTCTATAAAAGTACGGTATAATAAATCCCCCTCATTGCCAATATTGAAACTCAATGTTGAATTATATTTTTGACTATTATTAAATTTAATTTCTTTCATTTCAGATGAAAATTTTGTATATTTTTTATATTGTTTTTTTAAAAAAGTTATCTCTGGATTACAATTTAAGTATATTTCTTTGTCTGCAACAGAACATGATGGTTTAATTAATCCTCCTGGCATATTAATAATTTAAATAACTGAGTTTTTAAATTATTATTATTTTTTAAATTATTTTTAAATGTTAATTCTATTAAATTATCTATTTTTATTAAACAGAGGATATAGCACCTTCTGGTAATAATGTATGGTAAGACATTACACCAATTAATCTACCACCAATAATTGCTAATGTTGATGGTTCTATATCTTGATCTGGTAAAAAATCAGTAAATATAGTAGCTATTGCTACTTTTGTTGTTTTAAGTAAAGCAGGTCTATCAGTTAAAAATTTAGGCATATGTTTTTTTATAAATAAATTATAAATCATAAATCCTACTGTCATTAACATGGTTGATAATAACCAATCTTTTGTCTTGTCAATTTCGAAAATACCTTGAGCTTCATTATTAAAATACATTTCAAATAAATTCTTAGTTATCAAAATAGTTAATACTTTAATTATATCAGAAACAGTTGATTTGAATGGTTCTGATAAATTAAAATATTTATTTAAGTTTCTAGTAATTAATCCATGAATAACATTACCTAATAAATGACCGCCAGTGCTAACTAACCAACTTTCATTAAAAAATTTTCTTGAACCAACTATTTCAACTAATAAGTGAGAAGATATTATGATAATCAAACTTTGTAATAATTCTATTTTTGTAAACTGTATATTTTCTTGAGATATCATTATATATATTTAGAAAATTTTTTAAATAAAAATATATAAAAGTAAAATGAGTTTATATTTAATAAAAAAATAATACTAATATATAATGAAGATTTTTGATTATAAATTTTTGATTTTACTAGGATTAACTTTAGTTGTATATTTTTTATATAGAGAAATAGAACACTTAAAAAAAGAAGTTAAAAAACTAAAAAGTAGTAGTAATAGTGACAATAAGGAATTAGAATATAATAGCAAAAAAATGATTGATAATAATGATATTGATACTGAATTTCAAATTCCATTACCAAAAAAAAATGATATTAATGAAAATAGTAATAATAATATTAATGAAAATAATAATATTAACGAAAATAATAAAAAAATTAATATACCATTAAAAAAAAATTTAAATTATAATAATAATTTAATAAATTCAAATAAAAATTATTCAAATACATCAGATAACAAACTAGAAATTTATTCTAATGATAATGATGAAAATAATACATCATTAGTAGATAGTTCTCAAATAAAAAAAAAAAATAAAATGGTCGGAAATGAAGGAAATAACAATAGAATAGAAACCTATTCAAATGATACCACTAGTGATAGTAGTGAAATAATATTTTCAATAAAGGATAATAACAATACATCAGAAAGTGAAGTAAGTATTGATAATTATAAAAATAGTACAGAAAATAATAATAGTGATAGTAAATATGATAATAATGATGATGATAATAAAGATGATGACAATAAAGATGATGACAATAAAGATGATGACAATAAAGATGATGACAATAAAGATGA